TGCTAACAAGAAATATTAGCGCTACAGGAAAAAGTGAATTTAATAGTTCAACTTCTGTTGGAGGATATAAAGCTGATCTATACAGCACGAATTATAAAAATGGAGGCAAGGCTTGGCAGCAAGCTAGGGGATTTGTTTACGACATTATCAAGTATGGTAACAGGTTCTTGTTTGGTTATGACGGATTTAATAACCAAGTTAGCGCAAACGCTGGAGGAGCTGACGACACTGAGTACACGGGAGGAATACATAACAATCTTGTAGCTCTTGCCGCAGATGATGATGATGTGCATCTCTTTGGTATGAATCTTCCTGTTCCCGGAAATAATGCTGTCGGTGCTTATGATAACTATAAAGCTTATAACTACAAAAGAATACAAAATGTAGATATTAGATCAGGACAATTTAGCGTTGTCGAAACTTGGATATTAGCTCCTTATATTGATCCTGCCGATGGAGAAATCGAAGCTACTGAAACATTAGATGTACAAGTTTCTGAAGATAGTGAAGGCAAAGTTACCGTTAGTATAAACGGATCAATTGAAGGGCTTGTCGATAATGCAGATGATGCTGGCGTGGGTGATAAAGATAATCAAGACAGAGATCCTGACGATGTTTTAAATGTAAAAGAAAATTACGACAGAGACCAAGCTAATTCAAATACTAAATACGGAAGAGCGTTAAGTCATTACAGCAAAATAATGCCATTTATGCATCGTTCAGCAGCGATGATAGTTAAGGAGCTTCCAGAATATGCCGCTTATACAATATCTCCTACATTAGCTAATAAGAGCGTAACAAGCCAACCGGCAAATGGAACGATAACTTTCAACTTATCTTACGAAGGCAGAGTTGCTGAGTATCATTGGATTCCTTATTGCAAGTCAGAAGACTGGTCAGTAAACGACACTTATCCGGGACAAGTAGTTGCTTCCCATGTTGTATTAGGGAGAAGGTTAGGTCCTGTACTACAAGGAATAAATACACAAACACAATGGCAAAGAGACCTAAGCATAAGCGCAACATTTGATACTGGACATTATGAAATATGTGTTGATAGTAATAATCAATACTTGGCAGCACCAAAAGACAAAGCTACTTGTAATGCAACTGTGGATGAATTTGGAGTGGCAGCATCGTGGATAGAAAACCCTAACTTTGCTGACATAGCAGTTGCTCTTGGTAATGATGATTTTACTCATGAGCTTATTCTTGCTAAACCGGGAAATGACATTATTTCTACTACGACCGGCAATCCACTTGGTGGATTACTTAAAAAAGACACTAGGTTAATCCAAGCAAATGCTATTAAGAAGCTGATTGATTCTTTTGATCCTGCAAGCTATTTAACAACTATAGACCATAGTAAATACACTCTTACTGGAAATACTCCTCCTAAGAGGGTAAGAAAAAGATTTTTAAATCCTCCTAGTGAAAGTTGGAATCCAGTTACTGGTACTTGGTCATATAATTTAAGTTGGATTTATGAAATTAATGACCCGTGGGCATTTCCTACTGATGATTATGTAGATAAAGTCAATGGCGTAGTTAATCCAGATCAAGACGATAAGAAAGACCAACCTTATTCGGGACAAGAAATGTAATGGCTCCTAATAAAGATGTAAATAAATGTAGCAAACCTCAGTATAAAAATGAGGCTGATTGTACAGCTAATGGTGGGTCTTGGGACAAATACGCCTCAGCAATAACTGACTATGTTAATAATCCAGAAATCTTTCAGCAAACTTTCTTAGGTTTGTCGATTATGGATTTTTCTGCAAATTTAGGCTTGGGTAGTAACAGTTCTAGTCTTAGCGTTAATTTAGTAAGAGACGAAGTTAATTTTGAAACTTACTTAACTCCCTCTGGTACTAGAGATGCCGTTTCTGAAGGTTATCACCCTAATGATCCTAATGCGTTTCCTATTGATCTTTTAAGATTGCACAATCTAGAGAACGAAGACAACCCATCAGATCCAGATAAAGGAATGGGAAAACTCTACTCCACTCATGGAGACATTCCTTTTATTCCTGATCCGGGATCTCCTGTCTTTTTTAATTACTACAGCGGAAGAGACTTAATACAAGACTGCGTAAAAAGAGATTATGATGATGATGGAGTCTTAAAAGATGGCGCTCTTACTTGTAACACTGTGTTCTCTTTTCCGGGAATTTTAACAAAGTACGATAAAAAGTTTTCAACTGCTGGAGAAACCTACACGGTAGAAATTGCAGACCCAAGATCAATACTCGAAAATACAATCGTTGTACTTAACAAATTTGCTGCAAGAACATCTCCTGCTGATGCGTATAGAATCGAAGATTCAGGAAGAGAATACGAAAAAGGATGGAATGGGTATTACAACATAATAAATGTGTTTGGGTACTACGAATATCACGGGTTTAACAAATCTGATATTACAGAAGCCGGAATGATTTGGAATAATCCAAATAAACAATTCATTAACAAGTTTGGAGATTACAACCCAAGTCTTGACGAAGATAAGCAAGCACCAAAAAGAAAACATGCTTTTGGTATTTTGGGCGCACTTGCAAATATGTTAAGTGGCAAAGACACGAATTACATTGAAGAATTTGAACCATTTGGCGGACCCTTACACTACAGCAGAGACACTAGAAATGTAAATCCATCTCAAAGCATATTAAACTCCGCATCTATAAAAGACGAAGCAGGCGCAGTAAAATTAGATGAAGATGGCAATCCAGAAAGCTGGCATATACATAGATATCTAGTTGACCTAACTGATTTTTTTAAGTTCAGTTCTAAGTCTTCAGATATAGCAAGTTCTAGTTCATCTTCGTCTTCAGGAGACGAAGAAGGTTTGATACCAAATGATTGGAGAATCTCTGGAGATACAGCAAGCCTTTTATCTTTAATAGAAGAAGCTTGCGCGGTTGTAGGAGCTGATTTTTATGTAACATTAAGCCCTATAACCAAAAATCTAATCAAAGATGGGTTTATTGAACCTGAAGAATGGCCGGATGTTAAAAATTATTCTGGAATCATAAAAGTTGTTCCTATCCCAAGAACGACAACAATCACTCGTGGTTCTATTGGGGATGCAGTTGATCTGTCACAAAAGACACCTCCAGAAGGGCCTTTTGTAGATAATCAAAATAACCCAACTTTAGTAAGTGCCAACTTAGGTTATGAATTTACAGATCCTATTGAAGGCAAGATGGTCCTTGGTGCGCCTAGAACAAGAGTCATTGGTGTTACACCTTTAGGAGATGTCAATGTAAGAAAAGATACTTTCTACAATCAAACTACTGGAAAGTATTTTGATAAAACAAACACTGAATCTTATTGTGTAGATGGTAATGGAGATAAGGCTCCTTCCTATACAAATAAAGCTGATTGCGAAGCTCAAGCAAATCATGTCTGGACAACTGAAGATGTAACTGATGAAGATCCAGCACCAACAGAAGGAGTAGACTCGATTTTAACAGAGTTCTTGCCACACGTTGAAGATGATGGCGTTACTCTTATAAATCAAGAATTCCCTAAAGATGAGTTTCCTTCAGACAGTAATAAGTTGAGATGGAATCCTTATGGAAAACAAGGAATATACTCGGACAAAGAGACGCTAGACTACCCAGACTTTGAAAGAAATTTGCCTCCTGTAAGCAATGATAATTATTTGCCTTGGTATTGGCCACAAGATTTCAAACAAGATGGTGGATTTAATCCCTATCAGTTAAATAGACTCAACTCAAAGCATCAGCTTAATGCAGGTGATTGTGATGTAAAAGCATGTTTAAAAATTAGCCCTCCAAAAAAAGATCCAGAAGTTGTAGCTGGACCAACTAATGCTACAGAATGCGCAGATAAAGGAGGTAATTGGGAGTATCCTGATACTGAGAAACTATGCCTTGACGCATCTGGAATTTGGACAAAAAAACACTCCACAGACTCAGGCTATCTAGATCTATATCCATGCTGGGGATATGAAACCATAGAGCTTGTTAAAGGTGGTGCTGTTGCACAAGGTTCATGTTCTGAGGGAGGTCTTAAGACACAAGAGGAATGTGAAAAAGAAGAAAATGGAAAATGTATCAAGACTGCCGATGACTCAGTAGTAGACGTAGAAAAAGACAGTTGTCTTGGTCCTACTTACAAATGGGTTGTAGGGAGTTGGACTCCAGCAGATCCTCAGTCAATTGCAGCAGACAATGTTTATAACGACATTGTTGATCTAAGCGTTAGAGGAAATCCAATCAAGGGATTTTTCAATGATGATGATCCTTATAGAGACTTTCACCCTACTGAAGGTATTTTTAGTGGGATTGAGTTTTTTAATCCGTCTTTAGGAATCTGTGAGGAATTAGCTACAGGACAAGCTAATGAAGATTATGAAAACTTAAAGTTTATTTGCGAATGTGATCCTAGACCAGAAGTAAATCCACCAGACTCCGACTGCGCCGTAAAGAAAGCTGGGGATCTGAAACAATATAAATGGCGACCTTGGTGTATCAATTGGGGTGCGTGTAGAGATAAGAACAATGTAGATATATCTTCTAAGATGCATGAAGATATTGTTGGTCCTGAAAATAATGTTGGTGAAAATGCATGGGCTTGTCAACACGCTTGTTTTGCAGAAGACGGAAACGGAGACCCTCAAGGAAGTGCTATAGTAGCCTACTATGCGAAAGACTTCAAAGAAGGAGGGTTTGAAAAGAAAGCTGGAGAAGCTGCTACATTCAATGATCCTAAATGGGAAGTTAACACTGAAAGTGGGTTTATTAAGTTCGTTGGAAGTCCAGCAGACTGTACAGACAGTGGAAATCTTCTTGCAACTCCTGAAGCTAGATCTTCCTTTGAAATAGATGCTAATGGAGATGCTCTTCCTTCTGGATTTGATCCAGCAGATATGAACCAATTTGAAAGTGGAGGAAGTTTATATAGTCCCGGATGTAAAGCGGTATCATATAGAAATCCATTTGATAGTAGGTGTGAAGCCACTGAAGACATAGAAAACGATAAAGGAAAGGTTTTATTTCATAAAGGCGATTGGACTGATGCTGCTACACCAAGAGATTGCAAAACAAAATATCCCGGAAAAGCAGAGTGGACGCTTGTTAGCACTTTTGATTATGGCCCTCAGTTTACTGATGACTTTACTGGTAGGGTAATTGAGTCAAAAGACAATCCAGCTCCCGGATATACACAACCTAGAATTAGGCTAAAGGGTGTGTGTAGGCAAGTTCGTGATAGTGATGGAGAAAAACAAGACCCAAAAGATCCACCAAACAATGAGGACATAGAAACAGAAAGAGACTGTTACGATCAAGATAATGGCGGTAGCCAAAACGAAGTGCATTACAAGCCAGTCGATTTGAATACTGGTATTGGCCTTCCTCTTGTATGTAGAACGTCAACTATACCTATTGATTTAGGGAATACTCCATATAAAGGAGGCCCTAAATCTTCTATAAATGACCCTGCAAAAAGATATGATGAGTTTTATTATGCAACTGTGACTGAACTCAGACATGCAGCTCAGAGTATAGATTCTTGGAAGATTTTTGTAAAAACCCTACAGCCATACATGCCTTGTTGGTTTTATGAAAAAACACCTGAGCCATCAAATGCTTGGGGTGACTTATGTCCAGCTAAAGATGAAGTAGTAATTCATGGAGGTAAAAGTCAAACAACTCTTGAAGCAGCAAAAGTATTAGTTGCTTGGGGTAACTCAAGTCCTCCACCGATGGCTTCTACTGGTATTACTGACGAAAGCAATGCCGACACTGAAGAGGCGCAAAGCATTTCTGGTTTTGTTTGTGGAGATAAGCCAAGAACAACTTCTTTGACATTGTTCCAAGCAACGTCAATGGAAATTGAGATGGTTTATAAAAAGATAAAAGATGTTGCAGACAACTTCTATGGCAAGAAGTATCTAGTGCCTTTACCTTTTAATCCACCTTCTACAGTACATTGCACAAATCCCAAATACGAGGATCAAACTCAATGTGAAGATGCTGGATTCGATTGGGGTGTCCATGGTTTATTAAGTGAATGGTTTGCTAAACAAGGCATTGGTCGCTGTACTGATGGAGTGAGTCCAGACAAATACACATGCGAAATAATTGCTAGAGAAAAATGGATCGAACCAATACAGGAAATTAACAGATGGGAAATAGCAACTAATGGAGCTTGGCCCGGTGGAGATATTGAGTTTAACTTTGGTACACCAGACTCTAAAAATGCCAATACTGGATATCCTCAGAATATGAATTTCTGGACGGAAGAAGGAAATCTAAAGTCCTTTGTTATATTCCCAGAAAAAGATTATAGGCGAGCAACACAAGACTCTAAGATATTAGACTTCAGAGATTTTGATGCAGAAACCATGCATGTAGAACCTGTAAGCAAAGTTGGCCCTGATGATAATTGGGGAAAAAAGGTATTTGTGGCTGCTGAAGTTGATGCAAAAACACACTGGCTAAAAGAAAGACCAGACTGGGAGATTCATCATGAAGAGCAATATTTCCGTTATAGATGTGGAGATGACGCTAAGGTAGATGGAAGTAGCATCGACCATGCCGCATCCGAAGAGTATTTAAAAATAGGCAGTGAAATTGATGGTACACAAACAGAATTAAAAACGCGTCCTGTATATATCAGAGAAAACGAGATAGATAACACAGGTAGTGAGCAGACCAATGAATTTGCTGCATATAAACCTTATGCACTAGTGACTCTAGCAAATCGAGCATTTTATCCAGATATTGATATGGCTCATCCATTAATGAATTCTTGCGGAGGTAATAAAAATGAAATGTGTCTTCCTCTTACTAAAGGAGGAAACTCAAACTTCTTATTAGGGGCTTGGTTGAATGGTTTATTACCTCAAGGAGTTACAGCACAACAACTGATAGCTATGCAAGCTAGAAGCAAGTATGCGCCTAACTTAGGCCCTGATATGGGAAAAGGCTCTTTTGTTGCTGCTGCATATAAACCTTGGCACGCTGCTATACCACAACAAAGCAAACACTATAGATGGGGTCCTTGGGCTGCTGGACTTGAAGCATATGGAAAAACTGAATTTTCTACTGACGATGGATTACACCCAGCCGCATTTGGTGGAGAAACTCAAATGGGAGATGTGGCAATGTCTAGAATAGAAACAGTTATTGGCCAAAGCGAAAATAGAGTTATAGAAACAGGTTCTATTGAACTAGTTGGAATACCAGCTTATGCATTTGGAACACAACTGACTTATTTCGACAGTAGTGGAGAGGAAATTAAAGGTCCTTATATTACTGATGTGAGTTTGAGAGTTGGAAGTAACGGATTGACAACTAGCTATAGCTTCTCTACCCAAAGAAAGTTCGGAGACTTAGGAAAGCTTTATGAAGACAGAATAAGAAAGTCACAGTCAGACATAATGCAAAGACTTTCTAGAGCAGAAGAGCAAATGGAAAGAGTCAAAAGAGGAATAGGTCAATACCAGAAAGATTAATAGGTAGAAAAATGGCATTTAGAGAATACGTTAGCGATAAAGAAAAGAAGAAAGAAGAGACAAAAAATTATAGTCACTTAATGCTTACTTCTGCATGGGCGCCAAATCCTCTTGAAGTAAGAGACGGTAATAATAATGTCTTGAGCTGGGATAATCATCCAGATTATGGGAAAACCCATATGAGGATGATAGATAACCCTGCAATGACTGTGTCTGGGCCTGCGTATGCTATAAAAAACCAAAACCAAAGCCATGAAACATTCAAGAAGACATCAGGAATGTCAATGGATGGCTTGTTTATCCCCTACGCTACCAACTTTGTAATTCAAAGCGATGGAGGTCATGAGACCGGAGCTAACAGACCGAATGACGGCATAGCCATGCCTACATTTGAAAGACCTTATGCGACAGCAAAAGGAGAAGACGCATCTGGTGATAGGATCGTTGAGCATTCTGTTGAATGGGAAGGTGCTGGAAATGAAACTCTTTTAGGAGCAAATGCTCCAGCTCCTCCTTTTATTACTTCTGTTTCTCTTAATCCATTTGCTTCTGGCCACAATGTTAATGTACTTAATAAAAACCTAGAGATAAATGATCCAGTTCAAATCGCTCAAGGAGGAGGTTATTCTAAAGATGCACCAAGGCTAACTTCGGCTCCAGAAAAATCTGTCGAGACAGCTAGACCAGTTGGACTAAGAGGCCCGTTAGTCATGGGCGGATGGGGTTATGACATTTATGGAAAACCTGTTCCTAACCTAAGAGATGATGCGGACTATAAATACAACGATGAGAACTCTGCAAACTACGGAAGAACAAGGTACTATCCTCCAGCTTTGCAAGCGAAGTCAGAGTCTGGTGCAAGAAGAGACCACAAACATTTTCTTCCTCATCATATGCGAAGAAGTGATAGATGGAAGGTTGGACCAGTAGACCTAAGATGGGATCCAAATAGAAAAGTTTGGGTGGGTGGTAAACACAATGGTATTTATTTATCAAAAGCTGCAAAATGTATATTGCCAAAAGCTGGTATAGATGGGAATAATTCATTCAACTTTGGTGTAGGCGGAAATGTAAATGCACCGGGAAGACTATATAGAAACCCATGTCCAACTCATGATTGTACATATACTTCATACTTTCCAACTAGTATCTATTATCCTGATATAGAAATATATGACCCAGAAGATCATAATTGGTGTGGTAGATGTAGAACTTTAGGACATCTGACTGCTTGTGCAGATTTTAAAGATGGTTGTTCTCCATTTTATGATGCAATTATATTGCGTCCAGTAGATGAGATTGTTGGTAAACCAAATCAACTAACTGAATGTACAGACAAATTCAGAAAGGTTCAGGGTGGAGCGCCCGGAGCTAGAAGAGCTGGAAATCCATGTCATGGATGGGGTTCAAGCTACTTTGGAGAAGATGAGTTTATTAATGAAAAGATTGCTATAGATAAAGAATGGAGTCAGCAAGCTAAAAACCTAATGTATGAAAAGATATTCATTGAGAATCCTTTAGGTCAAGGTTTGATGGTAGGAGATGCGTTTTTTAGTTATGATACTGGTAGAAGAATAACATACGAATATGAGAGAATGAAAGATCCGGGATGTGGACAAACAGCTGGTACTAAAATTAAAGTAAAAGAAACTATACCCGTTCATGTGATACTACAGGGTGAATTTTACGGTATGGAAATTATTACACATGCTGGTTGTGATAGAGGGGAAATGGCTGCTTGCAGTAAAAAATTCTTTGCTCAAGGATTTGCTACTGCTGAAGATTGTGGCCCAGATGATGATTATCCAGAGACGGCAGGAATATAATGGCAATTGGTGATCCTTGGGATTCCTCCTATAATCCCTATTATCCAAACCTAAGAAATCAAAGAACTGGCAAGAAATCTTGGTGGCCAGACGCTTCTGATGATACAGCTCAGGACGACCCTCTATCTTTGAAAGATAGGAGAGGCGGTCGTTTTTGCACTGAGGGCTGTGGCTGTATAGACACTTATTGCGACAACCTAGCTGGAGCAAAATGTCAGCTACCTCCAGAAATAGCTGTTACTATTATTAGAACTCCTGATGGAAGATATCAAGCTCGTGCAGGAATAGAAGGTGGAGCAGGAGAAACCTACCATCTTAAATATTCTAATGGCGCTTGGAGAGGTAGCAGATGTTGTAGTCAAACAGCGACTGATACATTAAGTTATGCTTGTGATCCATGTAAGGTAACTACTCTTCCTAATGGCAAACCTTCTGAGTGCCATTACGCAAACAATAAATATGTGACACTTGATTCTGATAAACAAGTAGGAGATGGATTTCAAGTAAGAGATGATTTCGATTACGACAAAGCGCTACAAGGAGATAACTGGCCTAGAAGAGGTGCTGATGCTTGGATGATACCAGAAGTCTATGGCGTAATGCTTCCCGGTGGCGGAACAGACATGCTGAATTCATCCGTCAGAGATGGAGAAAGACCTATTTGCTGGGATGTAAATGGAGTCCCTAATTATGGGATAACTACAGAAGACGACTGTATAGATATAAATGGTCTTTGGAGTGAGAATGATCCAAATGTCACAAATAACAATGTAGAAGACAGAGCTGGACAAAGATTAGTAGACCTAAAAGGGACAAACCTACAAAAAACACACTTCTCTGAAAATAAAGCTGACGCACTAATAAATATAAAAGCAAGAGAACGTAGAATATTCGTTACTCCTGAAGGGTATTATGCTCATAGCTCTTACAATGCAGTCCATGGATCTGGAGCAAATAAAGAAAGCGCTTGCTTTGAAGATGGGGCTGTACCTTTAAAGAAAGAGCCTTGGTGTAGACATCCATTTGATGCTACTGAAGTTGAAGCCTTTTGTACTAACCCTGATAAAGATGAATCTACTTGTGAAAGTTCTGGTGCAACTTGGCTTCTTGATGATAAAGAAGAATGTACCTTAAGAGGTCTTTGTTATTCTCCTAAAGATGGTGAGCCTACAGTTAGAGATCAGCTCATAGAACCAGCATGTCTTAAGAGACCAACAACAAGCAATGGGACTCCTACAAAGTTTCCCGCATTAAATCAATATGATTGTGAAGTTAGATTTCACCACACTCATGATTGGCATTATGAAACTCAAGAAAATTGTGTTCTTTATTCTGGGGAAGAAGTATACGCTGGTTGTTATAGTGGTGCGTTTGGCGATGTTTGGGAAGGAGATGTTGCTACAGAAGAAGAATGTCTTGAAATCGACGAAAGGATTTGGAAGCATCCAAATGTTTTCATTCCTTACGATTTTGTTGATTGGGAATATGAACGCCAGTCTTGTTGTGGACAAACTTTATTAGATGAAGATCATCCTTTTCACACTCCGCAAATATCTGGTGGAGCAGCAAACACAAGAAAAAATACTGTTTGTATAACTCCTTATTCAGAGGTGATTCTTTCGCCTTCTACTATTACTGGAAGCAACGCTCCGCAAACTGGCGCAGAAGGTACTTGCACATCAGTAGGAAACCAAAATGATAGAGTTCTATTCCATTTAGATGGTGAAAGCTATTGGACTCTTACAATACGTCCCTGTAACTTTTGGGGTGCTTGCTTAGAAAAAGGTGTTCCTAGACCAGACCCATACGATATAAAGGGACAACAAGACAATTATTTTGATACTACATGTGGAGAAGAGGTGATGCTCTTTTTGCCTGTAGATCAGTTTATGAATTGTTCTAACTTTAATCTAACTCTCGGAAAAGAATCTCAGCTTCGTTCTGGTTGGCCAGAATCTCAGCCTTTGTGGGACCCTAAAATGGGAGACCAAATGGGCAACCCAGTAAATGAGCTTTTTCAAAAAGGCGCTGGTGGATCTGCTCCTCCGCTTGCGATGAAAGGCCCAATAGGATATTTTCCGGGAGATGCTATAGAAGGCATACAACATCAGCATTGGTGCGCCTATCCTGATGCAAACTATGATGGTATTGCGGATGGTGGTAAGGATCAATGTCAAGCGTATCATTACTACAATAGTAACAAAGGAGAATACTTTGGCGAGTTGATGAATGCCAAAGGAGCTGATGCATTCTATGGGTTCAACATACAACCTCAACCATTCAAAGCGACGGAAGAAAAACAAAATAGAGCTAAAGGCCCTGATCAAGCTGCTGCACATCATAAATATTGGCAAGCATGTACTGCTTATGTATTAGGGCATATGGCTGGTGGTGGTACTTGGTTCTGGAATTATGGTCCAGATTATTTCATGTATTATGATTTCATGGCATGGGATGAAATGACTACAGGTCCGGGTCCTATCGCAGTAAAAAAATATGATGGCTTTTGTAATGAAGTAGCCACAAAAGCTAAAAAATATGTTGATGATCATGTGGGTTTCTTGAGAAGAGGTGATTGCGGCTATGGTAATGGTGCTATGTGGGTTGGTTGGGTTCCATTCGATGGCTGGACGAATAACCTTTCTTGCCCTGAATGTGAAGAGCAAACTAAAGCAAGTTGTGGAAAAACAGGCTCTTGTGTTGCAGCTGATGGAAGTTTTGAACACGCTACGCCAGAAGATTGCGCAGCTTCAGGAGGAGACTTCAACATTTGTTGTGAATGGTTTGAAGGATGTGATCGCAGAAAGCTAGTAAACTTCAAAGATGTTGTAGAAAAACAAGCTACTCCCATATGGGAAGAGGCAAAAACCGAAGCAGAGTGCGTAAAGCCTATGGATGAAGGAGGGGCTGAAGGAAATTGGAATGACGGATGTTCTCCAGCAGGCATTGCTCTTGCAGAAAACCAAGAATGTCCTCAAGTTCAACCAGTACCTGAAGCTTTCGTAGATATCGTATTAGGGAAAAAGCTAGGTCAATGTCTGCTAGAAGACGGTACATTAATCCAAGATTATGAGACAGAAGAAGCTTGTAACGGTAGAGATGGGGATAATACTTGGACTGGTGCTAGCGTTGGAGGTTCTGATTCAAGCTATCCGCTAAGAGAGCTGGAAGGAATCATTAAAGCCAGACCTTCTGGACCTTCAACAAGTGGACTTGTTGATACAAGTAGTATAAAGAAAGGTTTTAGTGACAAAGTAGGAGGAGGATATTCAAGAAGAATTCTTGGATCAGAAGGAAACGATATCGGCAACTCAATGAGTTACTGGCACGATACTGGTCTATTCCCAAAGGGAGAAATGGCTAGCTATGTCAATGACCACTGCTTAGGAATCAAGCAACACAAACGAATCCAATATGCCAGCAACGAAAAACCAATCAAAATTACTTCAAGGAACCATTTGCTAAAAGATGGAGACTTGGTACATACCTACAATGTCATGGGCAATTTTGCTGCCAATGTTATGTACCAGAAGGATTGGCAAGAGATGCAATGGGAAGATAAACTTTACAGCCCGTGCGACGGACCAAATTGTGAAAACTTAGTATGGCCAGATTCTATATGTCCGTATACGTCTGCTTGCCTAGACGATTCTCAAGGCAAATGTATTAGACTGTCTGACGACTCAGAAGTTGATCTAGAGAAAAAGGACTGTCTTGGACCTGTTTATAAATGGGACGCATCAACTGATGCAGGAAGTAAGTTAGAGTGTGAGTATGGAAAATGTTCAAAGAAAAGAGAAGATGGAACAGTATGTGACAGAAAGACTGATTGCGAAGCTGATGCCGATATATGCAAGATGCAGGATGATGATGGGAACTGTCCTTCAGGATTTACTGTTGATCAAGATAAAGCTCCGGGAGAAGAGTGTGGTTGTGTAAAAGATGATGCAGATGGCCCTCCGGGATGTGGTGGAGTATGGGAAGGCGGCGGAGGTACATGGGAACTCAGTTGCGATAGTAAATACTACGCTTGTTCCGGTGAAATAATTAATGGTGAAATTCCTCCACCAGCTGACTTCTTTGTTATTAAAAATGTAACATTAGACACATTCGACTTATATACATGCGACAAGTATCCAGTAGATGGAAGGATAATAAACAAAGCAAATATTGATACAACTGAATGTGTAGAGGAAGTTGAAGAAGGTTGTATTATGAACTATCGACTTGGTATGGGTGCAGCAGAAGCGCCTGAACAAGTCAATTGGATCACTAAAAAGCTGGCAGAAAATAAGGGAATACCATCTCAAGAACCTGCACAATTTCGTTGTTTAGATACATATACCGGCAAGCTCTCATTCCAAAATAATGGAAAGTCTACTCATATTCCAACAGGCGATACCATAACAAATAGTGAAGCTTCAGGCGCTCCAATAGACGAAGAACATACTTGTTATAAAACGCAATCTGATGGAGGAAAGGCTTGTGCGGAAGCAGATTGTGATGCTCTTGGTATATGTTTTAACACCATAGATAAAACTGGTGCATTAGACGAAAACGGAAATCCAAAAAGTAAAGCAGACTGTACGGACTTTGCTGAGAGATGGACGACTTCTTGGAGAAACTATGACACTTTTGAAGATGACGAAAAGACCGCAGATAATGAAGCAGAAATAAATTGTGCTTTATATGGTACTTGTACTGTAGTGCTAGGATACGAGTCAAACGCCAATGCATTTATGAAAAAAGAAGATTGTGATGCACTCGCGCAAGTATATACCATGTACGACCCTAGCGTTGATGTAGACCACAAAAACCAGCTTTATGTTAATAGATGTCAAGATGCTGACGCAAAACTTTTAAATGACAAAGATCTTCATTCTGGAACTACAGAAGAACAAAAAGAGGCATGTGAAAGTAAAGGAAAATGTTATGACTACGATGGCGATGTAGTTGGTGGAATAAACAACAAATCCGATTGTGAAGAAAGTGGATTTGAGTTTAAAGGCGCTACGTTTATTGAAGGAAGATATGCAGATTGTGTTGATTTAAATAATGACGATCCTTTCAAGACATGTTGGTCGCAAGCTTGGTATGGCGATTTAGGCATACTGGATCTTGGTAGTGAACTTACTTCAGGTAAAGGAAAACCGAGTGTTGGTGTTTATAAAACATGTCCATTCACCGGAGAGTTTGATTATTGGGGACATCACGAAGATATTGGTGTTGAAGGTGGGTATATTGGACATTACGAAGATGATGAAATAGATAGTCTATATAGATTTGGTTTCGGCGGTCCGGGATATAAATGGGAAGAAAGAGCAAATGATTACTATGTTCAAATAGAACAAAAAGGAATATGTCCTGTTTGCTGTGACCACTTTATGCCAAACAAGTTAGTTGCAACTGTTACTGGCCAATCTAGCGAGATATTAGACTATATTGGCTGCGGCATGGATGAATGTGAAGCTCCTACTGCTGATGATAGCCAAAGTTTCAATGCGGCAAAAGCATTAAAAAATGAAGGTTATTGTTGTTCTGATACTTTTCATCCTTGCGATCTTAGAGATTTGCCAGAATGCGAAGATGAGTTCAGAAGACATATAGCAGACCCAAATAATGTTGACATTACATTTGGAACATGCACAGAAGATGGTGGACGGATTAAAACCCTCAAATGGAGGAAAAAGGGTTGTGATGGTAAAGATGAAACGTTTACTCCTTTAACGCACTCTGGTGGTGTTTCTGAGTGTAATATGTTTTTAAGAAAAAGACCTACCATGGGTGGGGGAACTAATTGTAGAAAATGTTCATCAGTTTATACCTCTCGATCCAAAACGAAGACTGTTAGTCAAACAGGAAACACACAAGTACAATACATAGGAGTAGACAAAGACGGCAAAGAAACTGATTGTTGTGCAGATGCCTATTGTGAAGCGTTAGTGTCTGACAATAACAACGATATTATAGGAAATTGTTCACATCCATATTTGCCATGTAAAGAAGCAAAATCATGTTCAGGGATAGAAGAGAAAAATTGTGGTGACCAAAATGTAGGGGAAGTAGTTCAGATCACTTCAGCATTGACAGCGACATGTACTAAAGTTTCAGATGCACCTGAGTCTGCATATATTTGGGCATTTGATCCTTGCTCTTGTTATCCAAATTTTGTTGAGATGAAATATGAACCCGAAGTCGTTGAAGACATTGGAGATGGTACTTGTCACGTTAATGGAAATGGAGATGAAGGATATGATAATGATGCATATACAGGATGTTATGGTCTCCATATACAAACAGAGGCAGATGAAACTTGTGTTGACCATACAAATAGCCATGAACCTGTAGATGAAACTTGTCCGGGATTACAGTCTTTAGATGTCCCTATGGAATATGATGGCGTTGTTTGGAGATCTGAGTGGACTTTAATGAACACAGTTGGTACACATCAATGTGATTTAGGCTTGCATAGATTCAAATGGCCTTCAGCTTGCCAACCAACTGGACCAAATTTAGACTTTAGCCCCTATACGTCATTCAAAGCAGGAGATGAGTTAGTAGCAATAAATGCCGACTGCAACGCTTGTGATATGCCTCAATATGGAGGAATGAATGGCGGAGTGCGAGTAGATGGCCTAAGTTCAGACCTAGTATTCAGAAATGCAAGACCTCCTAGTCTGCCACAAGATGGTCACTTTATTAGATTAGTAATGGGCTGTGGAAATTCTATACCTTCAATGGCGGCTTATAACAGTGGTGATATAGTTGATGGTGGGTTTGGACCTAATGGAGGAGACAACTATAGACAAAATGGTTTAGAAATTTGGGCAGAAATAACAAATTGTACATTTACATCTTTTTTGGGGTCTGAGAGTCTAAGGGTTGACAACGTAACTGATGGCGTAACGGGAGTGCCACCTTGCGATACTGGAGGGTTAATTGGATGTTTACCAAAACGGTTGATTACCGGAGACTCTTGGAGAAAAACAGGAAAGCCTAGTGCGTTAGAAAGAAGATATACTTTTGCTGGAAGATGTATATCCAAAAATGATTGTGGCCCAAGTGGGGCATGTGTTGATACGGAATGTTGTACATACACTGGAATAGACTACCCCTTCAGAACAGGCGGAGGAAGTCCACCAATTCGCGCTCCTTTGTGGAGCGGCGGTGTTGCTTGTTCTACTGGTGGCGATATAAGTCACAGATGTCAATCGTATGGATTTGACCCAATTCCAAACAAGCCAGCAGAGCAATTTACCGTTCGGTATGTTAAAGATGTTGATCCAGAAACAGGAGAGGCTACTTTAGTTATACCTGCTTATCCACCTACGTTTGGGGGCAGACATTGCGCTTATGAAAAAGGCACACCGATTGGTATTGGATTAGCAGAATTACAACAAGCAGAAACGGATACATTTGGCAGTTATTCCAGAAGTAATAAATCAAGGAATCCATATTTACCTGCTGGAGGAACTATACTCTATACAGATATCCCAAGAGGGGATAATATTCCAGACAAAGATGGAGATGCGGGTCGTGGAAGCGGTCAGTATATGGAAATTAGGGTTGCTGATGTATCGAAGCTAATCACAAAAAATCCTAGAAAAAATAGACATCTTAGAATTTACGATAGGACAAGAACCCAAAACGGCAATCCAGTATCGGCTACTACTTTTGACTATATGAACATGAAGCAGAATTTAGAGCTTCCCCAACCATATGGTTTGAATCCATGGCCGGTCGATCACCAGACACATTCTTCTCTTAGCAGACACATGTCAATGTGGCCAAAGGGTGTTCCTATGGGACCATCTAATGTTGAAAGTTTAAGGACAGATCCAACTGGTTCTATAACACAGCCGGGAAGAATTGGTCCGAAACCAACCGTTGATAATCTGAATAGAATGTTTAGGTACAAAGAGGTAGATACTGGTGGAGGAATGACCACTCCAATTCCAGAGATACTGCCAGTTGAGCCAGTCATGATTAATGCATTTGAAAATATCTATTCAGATGAAGATTACTTCTGTACAAATAATACATACAAAAATAACTCAACATGTGTTGGAAATGGACATCTCTGGATACCACATTTTTCGCACACAGAAGTGGCTACACACTACGACCACGACCTAGCTGATGCAGAAAAAGTTGTTATTAGTGGTAGCGTAGTTTATCCCGCCACCTGCAAAGGTACAAGAATGGGATACTGTGTTGATGACCGTTATGGCATGAACGTAAGCAGAATGGACATAAATGAGTGTTCTGAAGGAGCTTGTGTAGATGTAGCAACAAACACAGGAATAACAGACTCTAATGGCGATCCTATTACTGATAAAAATGAATGTGATAGAGTTGGATTTGGAGGAATACCAAACCCTGTAACTCCCGGAGGATTAGCTGAATTTCAAACTAATGGAGAATGGGTTCAATTATATGAAGACACTGGAGACCCAGAAAGTCCATTAGGAATGGATGGAGACAAATTCTTATGCGAAAGAATATTTGGTGGCGATTGGGTAATTGGAAGACGAAACGATGAAAAAGATGGGTATAAATACAAAGATCCATTAAATCTAAAACCATTAGAAATTAGTGGTGGACAAAAAACTGGAGACGCAAAAGATTTCTTTGTAGAAGGATGTCCTGTCGGCTGTCAAATTAATGGGTTCTATTTGCAAGATCCATGTCAACCTCCTAGTAAAACTAACCCTCTAGGACAATGTTTTGAGTGCGTAGAAATAAAATATGAAGATGACTCAGGCAACGAACAGAGGGAAATGAGATGTCCTAGAGGTCCAGCTGATGGTAGTTATGTTGTAAGAAAGCGTGGTTGTCAAAATGCAAAATATGACAACAAGGAAGACTGCAAAGAAAATGGCTGGCATTGGTGGGAGCCAGTAACAGCAGCGACGAGGTTTGCGCTTCATGATGAATTAGAGTTGGTTGTTCATGACGCATCTCAATTAAGAAGCAATCTTGAAGCAAATAAACCAGCTCCTAGATTTGGAAAAGCAAGCGATTGGGAATATGACCCATCACAAAAATTAAAGACGGTTACTAAAGATGCTGGATTCTTTGGAGAAGGAGAGAAGATAACTGAAGGAGGTCTAGCTAGCAGATTAGGAAGTTGTGAATTCCCACAAGGTACTAAATGGGAAGATACAAATGGTGAAGTTACTGATCCTCCATCAGAAGTAGACACGAAAGCTGGTTGCGAGCAACACTTCTGCACCCTTTACGAAATTGATAACGAAACTGCCTGTACATCAAGAGGTTATGATTGGGTAAAAGGCGTGTGGATAAACACATGCGGTTCTGTTAGAGATGTTACGTATTCAAGTGTGTTTGATACGTGTGTTGACTTGAATACGTTGGATCAACAGTTCCCATTTTATTTCCCTGCTGATGATAGTTATGTTCCTGACGACTCTCAGGAAAGTTTGGAGATGGCTAGGCTTTGTGATATGAGCGATTCATGTGAATCAATCCGACCATACAAAGAATGTAGAGATGTTAGTGACGACCAAGCTGGAACATGTATATACTTAGTTGATGGCAATGAAGTAACCGAAAGCGTTACAGCATCTGAGTGCGGCCCAACAGGAGTGTTTATTGGGCCAGTTATACAAAAAACAAAGAAAGAATGTGGAGAAGCAGGATTAACTCTTGGAGCATCCATTGATACACAAATAATAAATGAATTTGTTTGTATTGATAGTAGTGGAAACACCTTGAACGTAAGGACTCCTGCTGAATGTACTAAGATTGTAAAGGGTACTGTGAAGTATCTTGGAAAACCTGTAGCAAATTCAGCTGACGATAGAAAATTAAACTTGATAACTCAAAAAGAAAAGTTCTTAGAATTATCGTCTCCAGAAGCTATGTTAATGGGTCACGAAGTCGGAATAGGTTTAGCTCCTAGAAACTTTAAAGGAGTTATTTATGCTCCACAAGCAGAAAATGAAAAGTTTAATGAATATGCAGATCCTCACTGGAGAGCAGTTTGGAGTAGGCATGGAGGAGCATTTGATATTATTATTGGATATCCACCTCCGGTAAATAATTGCAGACAAGGCAATAGCAATAAACCAGTAAATATGGATTTCTATTTAGGTTTCGATCAGATATGTTGCAATGAGAGAGGTCCATTAAACTTTCATCAATGCGAAGAAAAATGCTGGACCCATTATCTAGGACCACACTTTGAAGATATGGAACTTAGGTACGGAACACATGGCGATTCAATAATGCATGTAAACATACACGAATAGGATTAAAAAAATGTCAGGTTTTTTCAAGAGTGAAGACGAGAACCCTTTAGCCAAATATCCTAAAAAGAGAGGGCGAAGAGAGGTCTTTACAATTAATAAAACAGAAGAAGAATATGCAGGTAGCGAGCCTCCAGTAACAACTCCATGCGAGTGCAAGTTTAGCGGCTCACAAACTGGAATATTTTGCGATAGACATCAATGTATAAAAAGCAGGTCTCTACATCGACTATGTCAAACAAGACAAAGTTATTTTGATATGTGGGAAGAAGGAGATGGCCCAATGCAAGATCCTCTTAATAGGGTCATGGTTGAAAAGGGAAAAATTAATGTTACTCAAACAGAACAAGAAGGAACCACTTTTTTTAATGCTGAAGGCGAGAGGGTATTTCCCAATAAAAATGAATACTTTATGGGAGACCCAGAAATACCTAAAAAATCTAGAGGTCTAGGTGATACTATAGCTAAGTTCACTAAAGCTACAGGTTTAAAAAAGGCTACAAAAACAGTCTTTGGAGCATTTAATAAAGATTGTGGTTGTTCAGAAAGACAAGCCAAATTAAATAGAATGTTTCCTTATGAAAATGGCGAAGAGTCAAATAAGAAAACAAAAGGGTTTTTTGAGTAATGGTGTATAATAATATAGTAAATAAGCTCTAAGGAGATTTAATATGGCATCTATAAGCTTTTTCGCCGGAAGCACCGCAATAAATAACCTCTCAGGCTCTGGCCTTGGGTTTTTTGGTGGATCTTTTGGTCAATCAGTACAATTAAATAGTTGGCAAGACACTACATTTATCACTGATGGTAATGGTACGAATAATGGCGGCGCTGGAAACAACGTCAAGTATTCTACTGACACTAAAGGTTTTGCCGCTGGAGTTGTTCCAGCAACTGGACTGCTTTATATTCCAAACGAAAAAGCTAGTCTTAATATACGTTTTAGCAACGATAGCGCTGTTAGAACACAAAACGCTAAGCTGAGGATTTTTGACAGAGTCAATAAAAATCATCCAGCTAGTGGTGTAACTACTAGAGTCGCAGAACTGTTACACACATCTTCATCTTATAGTATTGAAGGTTCTGGTGACTCGACATGGTGGGGAAGCGCGAGTCATACTGGCTCAGACGCACAAGGTACTTATAATGCCTCTACCAATCCTAGTGCTAGGCTTCCTGCGGGAACCAAGACTGTTGGTGGAAGTGGAATCTTCGTACCTCTTGCTAAATCTCCGGGGCCAAGCGGTCAGTATGCTGGCAATGGATCAGCCAATACAGGTCAATACTATCAGCATGACTGGTATGTAGCGATCACCGCATCTCCCGATAGCATCGGAAGCAAGACTCAGTACGGACTCTACGTTGAGCTAGAGTACCTATAAACTCGCCATCACGCTGCGCGTGGCAAGCCCCTGTCTGATCAACAGGGGCTTTTTTATTTGTTCCACAACAAAGCACAGCCACAGTAGCAATCCCATTCCTTCGAGAAGTCATAGACGTTGTGGGATTGGCTAGAAACAATTTCTTCATAGACTCTCTTTGAGTCATGATGTTCTTCTTCAGTATCATCTAAAAGAATATACTGACTTCCATCTAATACATTACGAGATATTTCAAAGTCATTGATTACAGATTGTCTTTGATGGTCTCCATCTAGGAAGCAAAAATCAAAAAAGTTTGTAGGATAATTTCGTATTGCTTCTTGTATTAGTCTAGTGTTCTCTTTTACTGAGTCTATTTCATGTGTTAAAAGATGATCATCCACCCTATGAAATTCATCTGAATTAGGTACATGAGGATGGACGATTATCTGTTTAACATTATATGATTTGATATTTACCAACTTAGTAATATCAACAGTCACCACGACACCTTCAGGTTCGTGTTCTTCAAAGTATCTTTGAAAGACAGCGGTAGATTGGCCGATGTGTGTTCCTATCTCCAAGCAATACTTTGGTTTGACATGAAGAAGCGAGGCATAAAGAGCGTCTCTAAAGTGCCTGCTAGGAACGCCTGCTGGTTCAAACTGGTTGGGTTTATCTATCTTTATCATTCTTCTCTCTGTGTATCTGGATTCCATTTAACCCATCCACCGTCAGGTAGCCAGTTTCCTTCTTTGTCCTTACGTTTCGGGAAGAGTCTTCCACCCTTCTTCATAACGCCGAAGGCTAGCTTAGCCCCGCAATCCATACACTTCAATTCATAGTATAGATTGTCATCTACATTCCTAACTTGGAATCTGATATTTTCACTATCGCATTTGCCGCATTTGGTTTCTGCGAAAATCTCTTGAAAATTAGCTAGTCTTTGAAACAACTCAATTTGAGTATCTGCTTCAATCTCTACGCTAATCTTGCCACTCGTGTAGGTTACTTTCATTATTGCCTCCAATTAATCTTATAGTTTTTAATACTTTCTGGTATCTCTTCGCCGTTTTGATAATTGTTTAACACTTTAATCATCTTTTTAGCGTTGTCTTTAGTTACATTGCTTATGTCATTGTATTTTCCATTACCCATGTTAATGAAAGCCATGACATCAATGTCTAGTTGGTTGCATTTTTGATCAACAAAAGCTATTTGTTGACTGCTAATTCCAGCGTTTAATTGATAGTCGCCGGATGTAGGAACTTGCTTTACGCTCTCTTGAACGATATTGACAATATCCTTTTTAGCTAGTTCTTCAGCAGCAAGACATCGTAGCTTCAAAGCCTTTCTTAAAGCTCGACCTTCAGCCCTCGTGCTAGCAGTAGCAACAGGATGAGCGCAGAACAGATCGTCAGTATTGCCGTGCCACACATCTGCAACCTCTTTGAATACTCTTTGTTGGCCAGTATTCATCCAATCAAAAACAACTTTGAATACCACAGTCGCTCTATCAGGAGCCAATCCATCAGTTGCTGGAAATACCTGTTCTGGGCCGGATTCAACAATATCGCCAAGTAATAATTCAGCGACTCTCCTCAATCCTGCGCAAATAGGATTGCCATCAATTAATTCATTAGTGTGAAAGTGAGCCATTACATACTCATTCCATTCATCACTAAACATTGAAGGTCGGTTCTCTTCATTATTTGAACCTACAACTTCTTTAATGACAGCAGCCTCTTCTTGAGTTGGTGTTTCTTCAAAAATATCAAACTCATTTTCAATCTGCATAGTTACAAAATCTTCATCTTTGGACATAATAGCCTCCACTAATTCAACTAAATCTTTTTTCTTTGCCCCATTAGGCATGGCGCAATTGTGTTCTTCCAAAATTTGTTTCAATTCTTTTATTGTTTTATTTGAATACATTAAGCTTCAATCTCTATTAATCGTTTTGATATAGGTGGGAACTTTTTATCAATCTTAACTAGCTGCTCTACAATAGCCTCTAGCGTTTCTCTCATGTTTTTCTGAGAAAGGTTGCGAATGATGTTCTTAACACGCAAAACAGCAAAGCCTCTATTTATTAATAAACCAGCTTTTTGAGCATCTGATCTAATATGTCTTTGTAGGCTTTCTTCTCCCCAAATAGGAAGAAAGTGAGCTGGGCCATCAATCTCGATGGCGATGTTCATTGCTGGCAAGAATAGGTCTACTTCTAGTTTGTCATTAGCTATTAACCCACGCTTATGAAAGATAACTTCGTAGCCTAGTTTTGTCAAGCCTTCGTAAATAAACTTTTCGATTTTTGAGCCTTCTTTTGATGCTTTTCTTACCGCTTCTGCTGCTAACTTTCTCAAGTTCGCTTTTTCTTCTTCAGACATTTCAGCCCATTGCTTTTTGGAAAGCTCAGACCTTCGCTTTCTTTCTTCTTCTTCCATGCTATCCCAATAGTTTGCCATTCCATTGCTGATGGCTACTTTTTCAGCTTCGGTTCTCTTCTTTCCTCTAGTTGGATGCTCGTGACGACCGCTTTCAATAGCTACTGTCTGTGCGGAACTCTTATCTCGAAGAGGAACTCCTAGAGTGTTCAAAGCTCTCCTAACCTTATTTGGGTAAGTCTTCAGTTCCTGAGCAATTTCATATGTACTCTTTTTCTCGTTTACATATTGCTCAATGATATACTCTTTATACTTGTTGATAAATGCACTACTCATTTGTAATCCTCGCTAATTTTTCCATATTAAAATCTTCTACTATATGTTCGACTTTTCTGTTGCAGTAGTTTTCTATAGCTACTGCGTGTTCTTTGCTTCTAGCTATTAGGGTAGTTTCTGGGTCTGTGTAAGCTTGCACGATGTGTTCAAAGTTTTTACCTTGTGGTCTAGTCCATTCTAGATCCCAAACATAAAAAAACTTTTTTTGTGGAGCAAAACACTTTCTCATTGATATTGAGGTAGAAACATTAGTAGCTATCAAAGAACCAGTAAAGTTCCAAATTTCATTTACAGACATTATTGAAAAGTTTGGATTTAAAACACTAGATGTGGAGTTCTCAAAAAAGACAACTATATCATCTGAGTTGCTTTCCAAAAATTCGTTTGCATTTTTTATAAGGTTAAAAGATAACTGGCTATTGCTAGTATCGTCAACCATAAAACCGATTTTTTTATTTTTTTGCATCAGCTTTTTCTTTATTTATTACATACCAATCGACGGTCTTTTTTATACCTTCTTCTACTGAAATAGGATTGATGTCAATAATCTCTTTCATTCTTGATGTGTCTAGAAGTTTTTTCATCTGGCCATCTGGTTTTTCTGTGTTCCAAAATACTTCACCTTCATATTTAACAGCAGACCTAATATATTCAACAAGTTGTTTAATGCTGATATCTTTTCCCGTTCCAATATTTAGAGGTTTTGTGTTGTCATCGTAAACAATCAATGCTTGGATGATAGCTTCTGCTGCATCATCAACATACATAAATTCTCTCATTGGAGCGCCTGTACCCCAACATTCTACTGTATCATCTTCTTCAATGACAGCTTCTGCAAACTTTCTTATTAAAGCCCCAACAACTTTTGTTCTCACTAGATTAAAAGTATCATTTGGGCCATATAGGTTTGTAACACAAACAGTAACCGCATCTAATTCGTATTGGTCATTATACGCCTCTGCTGCTGTCTGTAGGGTTCTTTTTGCTATACCATGCGCTCTAATAGTTTTGTTTGGTTGTCCATCCCAGAAAGTGTCTTCTTCCAACACTTCCATGCCTGTATCAGGATAGGCGCAAGATGTCATAATTGAGACAATCTTTTTGACATTTAAATATTCGCAGGCGTGATGAATGTTCAGTCCCATGACTGTATTAGAGTAAAGAATGTCGGCAGGATACATCCTATTGAATTCAATACCGCCATTGTAGCCAGCAGCATGTATGCAATAGTCTGGCTTAACAGATGTCATAAACAGTATGATTGCTTGTAAGTCATGCATATTGACTTGGCTGTGCCTTAAGATTATTGGCTCTGCGCCTTTTTCTCTTAGCTTTTTGCAAATTGCAGTACCTAAAAATCCTTCGCCACCAGTGACTAGAACTTTTTTGCCTTCTAAATCTATCATGCGTATTGATGCCTTATTTGTAAAATAGGAGCGACTTTAATAAGTTCTTGAATACCCGTTTGCATATCTACGTCGCAAACAAATCCTTCGTTTTCTAGTTTATCATAGCTAACTTCATAATCTCTTTGATCTGCATCCGTTCCAATTTCTTCATAATGAACAAAGCAGCCAGTGTGTTCTTTTACATATTCTGCAAGTTCTCGCTTAGTCCAGTTGAGATGATTCGCGCCACAGTTATAAACTTTATGATTCCAATTTCCCATATTTTCTACGCCCATAGTGAAAGCTTTAGCCATATCTCTTACATGAATAAAGGTTCTACGGAAGTCTGCTTGGAAAATAGTTAGTATATTGTTTGTGATAGCTTGGTAAACAAAGTCGTTTACGAGCAGATTCACCCGCATACATGGGCTAACACCAAACCCAGTTGCAAAGCGAAAAGATACAGTATTGTCTTGAGTAGCAACCATCTCTTCTGCGACTCTCTTGTTCACCCCGTAAAGAGACACGGCATTTAGAGGAGATTCTTCTGTACATAAATCCTCTACTTTTCCATATACGCTACCTGTAGACGCATAGACAAAAGGCATCTTTGGGTTGTAAGATTCTCTTGCAAAAAGCATATTTCTAGTGCCTTCTACATTTACCGCCGTCGCCAAAGCGGGTTGGGATTTGCAAGCCGGAAAGCCAACAATAGCAGCAAGGTGAATAATAGCATCACACCCACGAACAGCCTCCTTCATTTGTTCTAATACTGTTACATCACCATATTCAAACTCAAAGTTAGGGTTTGTTGCTAATGGGATGATTGCGTCACATTGTCCCTTGTGAAAATTGTCGATACATTTAACTTGATACCCTTTGTCCAAAAGATGTCTACAAAGAACATTTCCCACATAACCACCACCGCCAGTGACAAGTATTTTAGTCATATTTTAACTCCGTGTGTATTATCTTGACCATCCTGCTATTATTATAACAAGAAAAAAAATAATTCTGTCTACAATTTCAATCTTTTTGTAATGGATTGTTCGCATTCACTAAATATACCCTTGTCATGTACTATCTTAGGCATAACGTAATAAGATTTAATTTTGTCGTGAAAAAACTTGCTGAGTTGTGAGTCAATAGGATTTATTGCTTCTAGTCTTGTTATTATATCTAGCATTCTTCTAGATAGTATCACGCCGTGAAAACCACCAATCCTGCTTGCATTTCCTAAGCCAGACTCTTTGTTGTTATTCCATCCATCTTCTATTTTTTGATTAAACTCATCGCCTTCGTTTCCTATCCACCATCCTAAATAAAGAACGTCGTAAACTAGATGCTCTAGTTGGTCTTTCAATGAGTCCATTACTTCATCGTATCTATCTGTAAAGTAGGCATCATCTTCTAAAAACAAAACATGCTCATCGCCCTGTGCTAAAGCTCTCTTTGCCATTTCTTTATGAGACTGGAAAGCGTTGTAGTGATTTGTAACCTTTCTTTTTACTTCCTCTGGAGTATCATTGTCACTTCCACCATATCCCCAAAAGCTTCTAGCATAGTTTGATATTTCGCCATCAAACCTATCGTATTCATCAATGCTTAGTATCTCGCCTTGCCCAACAACAAAAGGGTTGAACTTTATACCTTTCGATTCGCATTGCTCTTTTAATTCTTCCCAATGTTCTTTTCTTTTATCTAAACAAAGACAGTAAGCGTTTTTAATCATTAGACATTACCTAGTATATATTCAGCTAAAGAGTTTGTAGAACCTTCTGTTTTTAACCATTCGTATAACTTGTTTCTCATAGCCTTCCATTCTTCAATATTGAACTCCTCCGATAAACTTCCCGGAGATTCCTTGACAACAAACCCACAATGACGAAGAGGTTTCTTTCTCCAAGTTTCACCTTTTTCTAAATTAGGAACGCCTCCATACTGATATTTTGCTCGGCACAAACTATTTTTAGGCCATTTCCATAAAGTGTATTGCGGACAGTATTCTATATCAACAAAAAATGGAATAGATCCATTAGCTAATATTTCATAATGCCTCAAGGTATCCCATCCGCCCTTTTTTGAAGTATAAGAAAAGAAAGACTGTTGATACATGTCGTAATACGAATCTTCAGCATCGTATTTGTAAGTAGACATATAGCTTGGGTCAATTGATTGGTTTACTGGAATAAGAGGAGCAAAAGGCAAAGTCCTATTGTCGTCGTTCAGCTCACGTATTTTTTCTAATGGAAAAGCAAAAGATATTGGCTTAACTTTGTGTCTCAACAACGAATCGGCCATCTCTCTCTTGTAGTATGTGCATTTCTTAGCAATAGACTCGTTCACATATTCTCTGTCCCATCCATCGACTACAATGATCTGGTTCCTGCTGTACCCTTTATTAATAAAATGTGTGACAAAATTATCTAACATCGTATCTTGTTGGGTAAACGTATGATGAATAGGAATCACCACAGCATCATAATTTTCGTCTTCTTGGTTGGGTTCTACTCTTGTGTATTCGTCTTCATCCAAAAGACCATACATAGTGAACCCTTTTCCCCATATTCTTTTGAAGTCTTCGGGTCTTGAATCTTTTTCTTTTTTGTGATGCCACCACATTTTATGGCTTGTATGCAAGTCTTTACCTAGAGTTTTAACCAATCCATGGAATACCATGTCTGATTGGTAATCTGATACAGAACTTGCGTCATGCATCTGTACTGGCATTAAAGGGCAGAAAAAAATTTTCATGCTTTTGAGTCTTCTACTGATTTTTTTATTGCTTGCTTTGATGTGTAGTCTGGAGACCAACCTAAGTCTTTTAGTTTTTGATTACTTGCTGATATTATTTTGTTGTCGCCCTTCCAGTTGGCTCCATCTCCCAGCCATTCTATCTCTTTGTAAACATCCAAACCGTCCATTACAGACTCTGCTACTTCTTGAATGTTTATAACATCGTCCGGTACTACATTAAACTCTCCGCTAGCTTTCTTTTTCAAGGCCAATAAAGATAAGGCTTTGACTAGATCATCAACATGCATATATGGTTTTGTGGAACCGGGAAAGCTTCCTAAAGCTTCTAATGTGGGATTGTTTAGAATTTTCCTAATAAAATCATAAACAACTCCGTGGGTAAGACCACGCCCAACAGTAGCACACATACGAGCCGAAACGCCATTTATTTGTTCCGTGCTGGTGTGATATTTTAATACTCCTTCGGAGGCTCGCTTAGTCATTCCATAAATTGAAGTTGGTTCTGTACGATCCGTTTCGACGTATGGTCTAACATCGTCTTCTTGGAACATCCAGTCACCATAGACAATAACTGATGAGGCAAGAACCACTCTAGCGCCTTTCGGCGCCCATTCACAGATTTTCTGCGTACTTAAGATATTGTCTTGAATAATATCGAATGGCTCAGTGCCATCCATCTTTACTGTGGCTTTACTTGCTAAGTGAAAGATATATTCTGGGTCATGCGTCTTCATAATATAACGCAGACAGTAGAATTCAGGATCATTATAATCAGATGTACCCAGATCGCATCTGTAATTCATGTCAACGTAAGGAGAGTTAAACTCTCTCCTGCTAACATTAATTATCTTTCCAAAAACAGAGCTGTTTTCTTTCAATGTCTTTATTAGGTGCTGTCCTACAAAGCCATTGCCTCCAGTTACTAAAGTGGCCATTATTCATCTCCAAAAAGTGCTAGTTTAGCCTGCGCGCATTTTGCAGCTTCGTTGCTCAATCCTAGCTCTAGAAGTATTGTTTCTACTCTTTCAAAGTATGTATGATTTTCTATAACGCACTGATAGCCAGATTGCATATAGGGTACTCTTTCGTTTGGGTTATTAACATAGTAGTCAATTAGTTGCTTAAATTCTTTTGGGGTCTTAGCAAAAACGATCTCATTATTTGTAAACACTTCGTTTGCCATTGACTCTACATAGTCGGATATGCAAAACCCACCACTAGACAATATTTTAAATGGACGTTCTATGATGTCGTAACCAAAGTCTTGAGAGTGAGGCTCGCTGACATTCAAACAAACCTTAGCGGAAGCAAAAAGAGATGAGATGTTGTCTGTGGCAATTACTCCATGATTTTGAACTACAGGCCAGTTGGAGCCAAATATTTTTATTTTGTAATCACCAACAGGATGACACAAACTGACAATATATGGGTCAAGTCGTTCCGCCTTGTAAGGCCAGTAACCTCCCACAAACGCTATGTCGCAATCTAACACGCTAAGTCTTGGTTTTGGGTGGAAATCATACAGGTCTGCGGCATGTATTAGTGAAACAGGCTTAATGCCTAACATGTCTTGCCAGCGGTTGTGTGTCACATCTATCCAGCTTTGTGTGTAATGATTGTGAACAAAGTCTGGTTTTCCTGTTTCTTTCTTTAATCGGTCAAGTAGCTTCTTTTCTTTTTCTTGAGCAACAAGAATTGGATACTTATCAAGGTCGATATTGTCCTGAAATTCACCCCAATCAGATGCTCGCATTGCAACTTTTAAGTGAGGTCTTTCTTTAATACACTGCACTAAGCCTTCGGTAACATTGTATGTTTGCCCCATGAAGATATCAGGTTCAAACTCATCAAATGCATCAAAAACACTCTTTGTGTTTATATCCCACAAAGAAACTTGATGTCCTATTGAAGAAAATACTTTTCCCCACGCTTGTCTTATATAATAATGAGCATGAGGTCCGTCACTACTTATTAGAATTTTCATATTCTTCTGCCGCTTCTTGTGCTTCTTCTATCGTATAAAATGGTCCAAGCTTGACTTTAACTTTGTCTTCTACGTATTTCCAAGCGTACCATTTGTAGTTGTTTTTAATCCAACCCCAATAATTTCCCATTACAAATCCTTTAGTGAATCTATTTCTTTTATTAACATACCCTTGGGTTCTTTTGCTTTTATTTGATGTCCGTTGTTGATCATAATATTAAGCAATTCAAATAAATAGAGTTTGTTTTTTCTCTTATCTGAACATAGTTTTTTCATAGCAAAAAATTCTTTGCCTTCTAGGTAGACTATTTGAGACCATTTTTTTGATAACCCGTAAGCAAAAGCTGTAACGTGATCATCAACAACTGTGACTCCTATCTCCTCGTCCTTGAATCTGGACTTTGAATCCACAATTATACAAGAACCATCTGAGGTTATATGACGTATTGAGTAAACATTAAAAATTAAATCTCCATATATAACCATAATGTTTTCATGTGAAGATGCATTAATGCCAAGCCTTATACTCTCTACTATATTGCTATCCTGATAATTGTAATTTTCTACAATTCTTATGTCGTGTGGCAAAGTTTTTACTATTTTTTCAGATTCAAAACCTGCTACGACTATTATGTCAGAAAAAGGATATTCTTTTTTTATATTCTTTATTGTCTTTTCTAGTATGGTTTCTTGTTGGTTTGCTTGCAGCAAACATTTTGGGCCATAAGACTTCATCCTATGACCCATACCTGCTACAGGTATAACTACTGATAGAGGGTTTTCTGGCTTCAAGCCCGATCCACTCTTTTTAATTTTTGTGGTGAATCTATTAGCCATTTAATCTTGCTTGCATTTTTTCCATTACTCTGGACCAATTTTTTTGCCAGATCTCTTGGTTCACAATGAATGAAGAGTTGTCCCCAGTCACTCTAACCTTAGTCAATGATTTAGGAACATGGGCTATGATGTATTTTTCGCTAATTCTCATCCACAAATCATAATCTTCACAGGTGCGCATATTTTCATCATAAAAACCTGTGTCTTCTTGGACAGAAACTAATGCTTCTTTTAGTATGAGAGATCCGCTATGAACTATACACTCTCTTACCAACCTTCTCCTATTGTAAGGCTCTTTATACTCTCTTATTATTTTTCCAGTCGATGTATGAAGAACATCATAATCTCCATATACAACTCCAATAGCTCCACCACCTTTTCCAAATACTGAGACGCAACTACTTATTTTGTCTTCATACATTTCATCGTCTGAGTCCAATATTGCATATATATCTGTATCATTGAGCGTATGGTTTATTCCTATGTTCCTTGCAGGACTAGGTCCTCCATTTTTACTTTTTATAGCAGTCAAGTTTGTGTTGCCAAACCTGCCAGTATTTGTCTTCTCTAATAAATCTCCATCTTTATCATCAAAGTAAGACTGGATTATCTCCCAAGAACTATCTGTAGATCCATCATCTACGATACATATATTTAAATGTCCCGGATAGTCTTGATTTATAGCGCTTTCAATACATCTGTCTAGATAATCTTCATCGTTATAATTTGCAATCAGTATTGTTACTTTAGGTAGGCTCATTTTCTTAGTTCATCCCAAGTTTTTACCATTGAATCTTTTCTTATTGGTCTCAGCTCTGATTTAGCTTGTTGTCTGTCGTAGTCTTCGCCTTCTAATATCTTTGTTTTTACTGTTGCTCCTTTATTTCCAATAAGGAACTTGTGCATTGAGCATTGTACTGTTCTTCCATTTACTCCTTCGTAACCCTCTACATAAGCTACGCTATGAAGATCAAATACTAAAGCTTTGTGTAGTATTTTTATTAAATCACTTGGTATTTCATGTCCACACTCTAATACGCAATAATAGCCGTTTTTTGCGTTAGAAAATGACAAGTCTATAAATTGATCATCTGTCACTTCTTCTTCAAGAATTCGTTGAACCTTATATGGTATTTCTGTGCCTGCAAGAATTGATTGTGTTTTTTGTATTATTTCTATTTGATCAGTTTCATGAGTAGAACTTACTAAAATATACTTTGCTGAAAATATCTCTTGGTCGAGAATTGATTTTATGCTTCTTTCTAGTCCTTCATGATTATTTTTTACTAGGATGAAAAATCCAACTTTTGGGTCGGTCTCCGATTCCAAAACGTCGAGTATATCCTCTGCATCATCGTTGGCTAATTCCCATAGCTCTGTTCTATATGTATGGCATATAGTGCCAACAGTTAGTGTTGGTTGACCTTCCTTGCCTTCTGATTGCAATACTCGTACTCCTCTTTTTTGGTACTTAGATATATTGCCAAGTTTGCAATCAAGGTCTTCTAGAAAAATACAATCTTCACAAGAAGTCACCAATTCCGATGTTTCTTTTTTGGTTCCCGAATCTTGCATTTCGGAAAATAAATCTGACAATTCGTCTGTCATGGTCTTTCTGCCTCTATTATCATATGTGGGCCATTTTGTCTTTTTTTGTTAATTACCAACCCTTGAGAGATAAGGAAACTAGACATCTCTTCTATAGTGCTATGACTAAGTTTAACATCCCAAGGTGCAGTAAAATTTCCATGCATAAGCTTGTTAAATGTGCTTAATTCTATCTTTCCTTTATATAGTAGTCCGCTGGTCACATGAGCGTCCACTGAGGTAATTATTATTTTGCCGCCATGTCTTAATTTACTAATCCAATTTGATATTACCGTAAACGATTCCTTTTTTTCAAGAAAATCAATAACATCTTCAGCCAAGATTTCTCTACATTCAGAGTTCTCTACAACCTCACTTAAATCTCGTATGTCTATTGCTAAGTCATTAAACTTGCTAATTGGATCTATGTTTACATACCCACTTAGTTGCTCATTAGCGCCTACAGTTATTCTAATTTTCATATTAGCCTCTATAAACTTTTCTAGACGCAATGTCTAAAAACTTATTCCATTTAGTAACAAATTTGTCAGCAGAATACCTAGAAACAATGCTTTCTCTAGCTTTTTCACCCATTTCTTTTGATAAGTCTTCGTCGTTCAAAAGCTGAACTAAATATTCTTTCATTTCTCTAGGATCGTTTGTTATAAATCCATTCTCTCCATGTTTTATGACTTCTGGAATCATGCAGGTTGCAGTAGAGACTACAGCACACCCACAAGACATTGCCTCCATTAAAGCTGTTGGAACTGGAGATATTGTTGAAGTATTCAAAAATATTCTACTGGTCTGGTAGTTTGAGACTAGTTCTTCAGTAGAAGACGCTGGCTTAGACAAACCGGGTGTATCGCCAACAACTTTATAAGGCAATCCATCTATTGTCTCTCTCCATATATTGAAACCGCAACACCAATCTCTGTTTATCCAATCATTAACGACTGATAGGATTTCGTCGCTTCTTTCAACATCCGCTGGACAGAACAAATCCGTATCTATTCCATGAGTTATGACACTCGTGTCGCTCTTATCTTCCCATCCCCAAGCATTAATGCTGTATTTTGATATAAAAAGATTCAAATCACCTCTCATGTTCCTAACTTGCGTCATAACATTGCTATCCCATTGAGGCATAGGAAGTGTATGCTCTAAGCTAATGAGGGGTAGGTGCAGAGTCTTTGATAGCTGTATTGCTTTTTGAAATTGACCAAACTTGTTCTGCGAAAGAACTAAATCAAAATCAACATACTGAGGAACTTGAGCATCTCCAAGAGCAGGATCTAGAAGAGTGTAATTTTCTGGAATTTTGGCATAAGTCTCGTTCCAGTCTTTTATTCCTTCTGCTCGATATGCGTAAAAGTTATGACCAGTTTTAGCCAACATGCTTTCATAACGCTCATGCGTTGGGAAAGTGAGAATATTGAGCTTATCTTCTTTCTTTCTGGTGGCTGCTCTAATTATCGAAGTGATTGGACTAAGCATCTAACAACCCCTTCATTAAATCGCCAATATTCTTATGACAATACTTCTGTGCTTGTTCTAAACCTTCTTGACGCATCCTTGATAGCTCGTCTTTGTTTTCATAAACATGTCTCATTACTTTCATAAGCTCTAGCTCGTCAATAGATAGCCAATTTTCGTTTCCAGTAAACAGGTCTGCAAAAGTCTCTGTCATGTCTCTAACAGGCTCTAGCCTCCCCTCAATCAAGAATCCAGCATGTCCAACGAAGTCAGCCATTCCACCAACATTCGTACAGATAGGAGTATTGCCAAACCCCATAGCGTCAAAAGCAGGGATGCACCAAGCCTCTCCATAGCTGGGCATCACAAAACAATCACAGCTTTCATGTATTCCACAAATTGCTTCATCGTTAATAAAATCTGCGATTATTAGGTCTTCTTTGTAAGCATCGAGGCTGATGAATTTTTTAATACCAGACTTTACTTTGTTGCATATATCTTTTATGTTTTTTGCCGTATCTTCTGCGGCCATTCCATATTTCGATGACTTAATAAGTATTGAAACAGGCTCTGAAGGCTCAAACTCAGTATGAAAAGCTCTTATAAAAGATTCAAGATTTTTTCTTTTGTTCAGATCAGCAATCGTGTAAAAGACAAAATTTCCTTCTGCTTGCGGCAATGTAAGCTTGTCGTACTTTTTATAAAACTTTTTTACATCACTAGCATGAGGAACAACCTTTATTGGTATATTGACTCCGCTTTTCTTTGAGGATTCGACCATTTGGTTGTTTATCACCCATGCTTCGTCCATCATATTGATTTTTCTAGACCAGCCAGAATCAACAAAACTGTCTGTCTCTGTAGCATAAAGAGCAATGTTCTTTTTGAATTTATTGCTGTAATCCATTAAGTGCGGCAATGTATGTTGAATACATATATCCGCACCGCTTGAACTCTTGGCCTCTAACTCCAAGATTCTTTTTGGTGGCTGATGATTTCTAGAGTTAAGCTTGATTGGTCTAGGAACTACATCAATTCCTGCAAGATCCATAGCAAGTATGTAATCTATGGCTGCTTGCCCCCAACCAGTACCATCTCTATAACAACCTATGTAAAGGACTTTCATGATAAAAGGTCTTTCCTTTTTTGTTCCCATTGATTCCTTCTGTTGCAGAGGCCAACCATCATTTCGTAAGCTTCTTCTTGCCCAAACTCTTCATAGTTTGGCTTAACAAATTTATAGGAGTCTTCATTGAGATACATTTCTCCAGCACCATTGATATACATTCCATAGTTCAGGTCTCGTATTAACCTAGACTCAAAGTATGTTCCTAATTTTTCTTGCTCTCCTAACACATCTGTTATTAACCACCTAGCATATTCCGAAGGAGGTAGATCAATATTCAACTGAGGTGATGGCTGATGTAATTTAGCAGGAGCGCCCCAACTTTGGTTTGATGGCCTAATGTCTACACTGTCAAAGTATTCTTCCCACTTCTTGGCTGTTTTATCCCATTGATAGTATTTTTGAAAATTTAGTCTTGTTGTATTAGATAAAGACTTTCTTTCGACTTCGCTAAGATCAAAAAACTTTTTAATCTCTCTTGCTGTGTTCTCGTTATCTGGGACTGCTCTATTGCAGGCTGTTTCCACTTCGTTGTATAAAGCTTTTGTTTTTAGTGGGACTCCACCTAATTTTCTTACTACGCTACTCATTGCTGAATAATCAACACTCATAACTGGAACACCGCAAGCCGCTGCTTCTACTTGAGGTAAACCAAACCCCTCGCTATTTGCATATTGAATATACAAATCAAATATATTCATTGTGCTTGCTAAGTATTCGTAAGATACTCCTTTTTGAACATTTGATAGTCCAGCAGAGAATTTACCGCAAGATCCGCATTTTCTTCTAGCATCAGAAAAGAATGAGGGAAAAGTATGTCCGCAGTTATTACAGACATAGGTAAATAGAACTTTACTAGACAAGGAGTATTGGTTTAATAGTTTTGGTATATCCCAGCCGAGATCAGGATAGCTTGTATGGCAATATAGATAAGTGTCATTATCTCCAGACATATCGAGGAATAGTCTGAATGCTTCAAATAGATCGGGAAATAGTTTCCTTCTCTGATTTCTCATTACCGTGCCAACAAACTTTGCTTTGGGATCAAAACCAAAACTCATCTTGTGTTTTTGCTTGTCTTCTACAGGGACATAAGCAGCGTCAGCAGAAGGAGGAGCAGAACCTAAGCATTTGATTTTGCCGTTCGATTCTTTTTTTAGCACATCATGTCCCCAATCTGAATAATTGAAGACACCGTCTGCATTAGCAAAAGTTGCTAACCATTGTTCATTTTGAGGAAACGCATCAACAGTGGGCATTATCACCCAATGATAGTAAGGTCTGAACGGAGATCTTTCCTGAAACTCAAGCATCCAAAAGTCTCGAATGTCGCAAACAATATCAGGAAGAAAATCCAAAAGCACAGCCTCAAATTTCCATTCACCAAATTGGTTTGTGGGAACCGAGTCGTATACTTCTTTTTGCTCATCATTTACTGGAAGATTTCCGTAAAAATGCCAAGGAATAGATGATGCACTTGGACTGCCCTGTTCTCCATAGCTAGCGAACTCTGCTAACTCATACTTTCCAGTGGCGTGCAGCCTTTTCATAATTTCACGAAGATAAGTAGCATATCCAGTATTAAGATATGTAGCCTCGCCGCAAAATAGTATTCTTTTTTTTCTCATTTATTGTGATCTTGCAAAGTTTTTATTATGATTTCTATTCTGCTCTTAATTTCATTCTTGTTAGACATCATGAAGCTAGCTATCTCTGAGTTGGTATATCCCTCTATTCTGCAATTTAGTATAAACCTATCGTCATCAGATATGGATTCTGGCAATAAGTTTTTTAATCGCTCTTTTGTTGAATATTGCTTGTCTTGCTCTATTACAACTCTTACCTTTTTTGATCCATGATTGTTTATTTTTTTCTGCAAACTGGATATAGAGTTTTTTATGCAAGTAGCAGCATATTTCACAAACTGGGATTTACTACTATCGTATTTTCTGATTGCTTTTAGCAAGCCTATCAAACCGGCCTGAACGTAATCGTCAAAGTTAGGGTCTTCAAAAAAACGAAGAGCCTGTGAAATAACCAACCCGTAATTGTCTTGGATGAGTTTTTCCTCAAGCTCTTTAGCGTCTAACGCTTTTTTATTCTTCGACACCTGAAGGTTCTTTATTCCTAGTTGTGTTAAATAGTTTGAATTCTTTTACCCTAAACTTCGTTGCGTATCTTTTCTCTCCATTTTTATCAATCCAAGAATTGTTTCTTGCTGAAGCAACTAGGTCGATTATGTCACCTTTTTCGCAATGTTTATTGATGGCAAGTCCGCCGCTATCCCAAGCTTCAAAGTCAAAGTAATTAACAGTCTTTTTCTTTTCGCCATTCTTTTCTCTACGATACTCATTTATCGCTAGAGTGAATGTACATAAACTAGTAGCTTCAAACTCAGTTAGTTTTGGATTGCTGACCATTTTTCCAATAAAACGACAGTAATTAGAAATGGTATTCATCTATTCCTCGTATGTTTGATGGTTATATAAATGTTATATGTAAAAGTATTTTTTGTCAATTCAGCTCTATAATGTCTTGAACAACAAGCCCGTCATCTATTTGTCTTCTGCTTGAAGCACTGCTAGCTCCAGAAATTATGACATTATTTCCGGGATAGAGTACATTCTTGTATTCTTTCCACTTTTCAGAGAAGACGGTGACAGTATCAAGTGTTCCAGTCGTATCTTCAACGCAAAGAAAAGCCATTTCAGATCCTTGCATTTTTCCTTTTTTAGTGACCCATTTTTTAACTTCAGATATCGTTACTGCTATTTTAACATCTCCACGCTTTCCATCAACAAACTCTTTTATTGTTGTGTTAGCTAGCCTAGTGTCATAAGCCTCGACTCTAGAGTAAGTAAGAGCAACTCCCAAATAATGCTCTTCTGTTCTTATAACCCATTCTGGGTCATCATTCAGGGAGTAAGAAGGGTTCTTGCATTGAATCACTAAGTCTTTTATCTTGATTGACCTTTTTGAGTTGAAAGTTCCACCACCTTCTTTTTTGGTTGGAGCCAATGCTACCAGCAAGTCTATTATGTTGTCGAATCTATGGAAGTTATCAATTGCCCATTCTTTTTCTTTTTTGGTAAGCTCATTCCAAGTATCTAGCTCGTCAATCATTCTAGACCTAGATTCTGGTAGATGACTAAAAAAGCCAACAGATATGACCGCAACAAGCATTCTAGAACTAAGGCTAGGTGAAGCAAGAACTAGAAATTCATACCAAGACCAATCTTTCAGATCTTTATTAATGCGAATTTCGTTATCTTCAACAACTTCTTTGAATTTGTTTACCTGTCGCTCACCAACAGTCTTTACATCTAATAAACCGAAATAAATTTCTTTGTCGATTATGTCTGTCTTCGCATTTATTGCTTTTACAGATGGAGGATTGATGTATATCTCATTATTTTTTGCGTCATTTACTAATTGTTTTACTTCAAGCTGAGGATCTATCTTGCTCGACGAATGCAGAAGATAGTTGCAGTAAAACTCAAGTGGATAATGTGCTTTAGCGTAAGCACTCCAATAAGCGCAAATTGCATAAGAGACTGCATGAGACTTGTTAAAAGCATAACGGCTGGACTTTTCGATCCAACTAAATATTTCTTCTGCCGTCGTTGCATCTACTATGCCTTTCTTTTTTGTGCCTGCTAAGAATTGCTTTTTGATTTTAGCCATTAGATCGGCTTTTTTCTTTCCAATCGCTTTTCTTAGATTGTCGGCTTCTTGAAGGTCAAATCCAGCTAGCTGCTGCGCTATCTGCATAGACTGCTCTTGATACACAAGAACTCCTTGAGTGTTCTTGAGGATTGGCTCAAGGGAGTCATGGATATAAATTATTTCTTCGGTTAGGTTTTTTCTGTCAACAAACCTTTGGGTCATTGACTTGCCATCTTGAATGGCTTTTAATGTACCCGGCCTGATGATAGAAATTAACGCAGCAAGTTCTTCAACATTTCTAGGCTTAACTCGTTTAGCCCAAGACTTACCGAGATTACTTTCAAGCTGAAAGACTCCTTTAGTATGTCCAGAACAAATCAAGTCCCAAGTTGCCTCATCATTAAAGCTAACTTTAAGTGGATCAAAAGTATTCATAAGACAATCACCTTACCAAATATAATCTATGTACATGAGGATAAGAAGCTCCTACCTGAACCACAAAATCCGCTTCAACTCCATGTTTTTTTAGAGAGTCTACGAAAGATTTGGAAACACCATCTCCAAAAGTTTTCCAGTTAACAGTTCCACCCCAATCGTCAAATCCAATAACTGTTCCAGAAACAGCAATTTGATTATCGAAAACAAAGTCCAACACTTCGCAACAAGAAGAATAAGTATCAACATCAATGTCAATATAAGACGCTGGCTTCAAGTCGTATTTTCTTATGGTTTCTTTGTTGAGAGTTTTGCTAAACCAACCCTCTATTAAATGCACTGGCGTATTTAAATTTTCTGCAAAAATTTCACTTAAGAAAGATTTAACGTCTTTGGTTTCATAAAGACTGGAGGCATCGAAATCTCCAGACTTCCATTGGTAAAAATCTGATTTTGCTATGGAGTCTTTTCTTTCTTTATCGGTGTTGTCTGGCAAACCTTGAAAAGAGTCAAAGCCATAAATAACTTCAATATCTACTATGTTGTTTGCAATTTCTACTATGCTCTTTCCAGAGTAAACACCAAATTCGTAAGCTGCTGTTAGATCATTTTCTTTTCTCAAAGCGTCAACTTGAGATCTGTTTGTTGGGTCTGAAAATAATTGCTTTAAAGCCATTCTCCAAGACTTTTTTGAAATAGCATTTAATTGCTTCCAGACTTCTTCTTTATATGTGGATGTTTCCATCTGCAAACGCCTTTTCAAATTTAACTTTAGGTGCAACACGGCGATGTAGTTTCATAAAGCCAATCATAAGATTGGCGGTATCTTTAACGTCTTGTAACGCATCATGAGCGTTTTCTTTGCTCATGCCAAATAAGTCTCTCATGGAATCCATGCTTAGGGATTTTACATCAGCATTGTTTTCCATCCACATCCAGACATTATCCATTACGTCGATCCTGTGGATTTTATTAAACAAAGTTTGTTTTCCTGTCTTTTTGTCTATTGGCCCATACATATCGCACAATCTTTGAACTATAGGCATATCAAAGCCGACAATGTTATATCCAGCGGCTATTGGGGCATAATAAGGTGTTTTTTTGAAGTTGTATTTGTTTACAAAATTAGTGAACTTCTTCCATACTGTTTTAGCGGATGGAGCCTTTGCTAGCTCTTCTCTTGTTTTACCGTTCACGGCAAGAGCTTCGTCTTCTATTGGGTCTAACCCAAGCTCTAAAGCTTCTTCATCGTCAAATATTGGACGCATCAAGCTATTGAAATAACCATCAGGTTGAATTGTTAGTTTTCGCCCATGTATGGCAACTGCGGCAATTTGTACTGGCTGAGTTCTATCTGGATTCCTTGATCCAGTTTCAAAATCAAAGACAATAATGTCTCTATAATTCATCTAATTTTCCTTCTTATCTCAAAAAATCTATCTAACGCTTCTTCAATATCTTCATAAAGCTCACTAAAGTAATATGAGTGAACTTGGTATTTTATTTTCCCGTTAGTAAGAGGGTAAAAATCATTTATCTTACAAATAGATAAGCCTCTATACTCAACGTATCTTCCGTTTGTTATCTTTTCTTTTATGGACTCTCTGTGGCTTTTTTTATGCATCTGCTTTCTCTAGTTGGTTTCTCACACCCATAATTTTATCCATCAATGAGATTCCCAATATATCGAATTTTACATGACCCATAGCTTCTAAATCATTCATTTCAAGACCAGCAATTTTTTCTGATCCTTTTTTGTCTCTCACCATAGGGCATACTTGATCTAAGTTATGTGAAGATATGACTACGCCAGCAGCGTGCTTTCCTTGAGATTTGAAAGTCCCCTCAATTCTCATGGCTTGTTCAAATACTTTTGCGTAGTCTCCTTCAAGCTCACCATCATCATTTAATCGGCAATAGCCACGCAAAGATTCAGGTTGATTCATTAGAGTCCATTTTATAACAGAAGACTCTTCCATTTCAGCTAATTGATCGGATACTTCATGTTCGTGCGGAAGACTTTTGGTTATATTGTTCATTTCTTCAAAACCGCAAGCCTCATTCATGCGCAGAACTTCTTTTAATGCGCTTCGTCCTTGCAGTCTACCAAAAGTTACCATCTGACCAACTCTTTCGTTTCCGTACTTTTGTCGGATATAGTCGATGGTTTCATCGCGCTTAGTAGCTGGTACATCAATATCAATATCAGGCAAGGAGACTCTATCAGCAGTATTTCTTCCAGCATTGTAAAATCTTTCAAAAATTAAGCCATATTCAATTGGGTCTACTTGAGTTATACCAACTAAGTATGACACTAAACATCCAGCAGCAGAACCTCTTCCGGGACCCGGAATATGATTTCTTTCATGCACACTATTAACAATATCTCTAACAATCAAAAAATAACCAGAAAGATTGGCTTCACTAATGACATCAAGCTCTGCTTTAATTCTCTCTGTGTATAAATCTTTTGCCGATTGGGTATTAACTTTGCCTGTTGGCATTAATACATTTTTCCATCCATCACGACATAGGTTTCTGAGATATTGCTCTTCTGTTTGTTCTTTGGGGCATTTGAATTTAGGAAGCATTGGCTTGCCTAAAATATCATACTCCTCACACATATCAGCGATTTCCATTGCTGTAGCAATTTCTTGAGGAGTATTGACTGCCTGCATTTCTTCCAATGAAGGTATATGAAAATTGTTAGACCTCATGAAGCCAGTAAAAGCCGAGTCTCCAGTTTCTTTGAGCTTCTTTCTTATCTTTGGAAGAGTTGTCTTCAAAGAAGAACATAACAACAAGAGTTGGTCATTAGCATCTTGCTTTTCTGGATAATGAGAGTCAGCAGTAGCAACTGTTCTGAATCCATATTTTTTAGCGATGTATCTCAATCCTTGCGCTACCAAATTTGAAGCAGGAGAGTTTTCTTCATCAATGGTTTGTATTTCTATGAAGAAATTGTCTTTACCAAATATATCTCTATATTTATTGGCTATCTCTAGAACCTTTTTATCCCATTCGGGATGTGTGTACCTCTTGACTTCGTCAATCGTTACGGCGTTATACGCAGACTTCACATCAACAAATATTGCATTGGCCAAATCACTTCCTAGATGACCAGAAAAAGCAATTAGGTTATCAGAAAACTGACCTAGAGTAGAAAGATCTAGTCTTGGTTTGTAGTAATAATTTTCTTCGTCATTACTTTTTGATACTGCCTGAATTAGATTGTCCCAACCCTGCTTGTTTTTAGCTAACACGCAAAGGTGACTGAGCTTCCTATTTTCCTCGTTTTTAATTGTGCAATCTTGCTGGCTTAGGTAGAACTCACACCCAAGTATTGGTTTGATGTTCTTTTTCTTCATTGCCTGTGTGAAGGCCACAGCTCCAGATATAGTGCCGTGATCTGTCATAGCACAGGAGGTATAGCCGAGCTTTGAGCAGCGTGAGGCGACCTGTGAGGGCTTAGAGAGGCCATCTAGTAAACTGTAATGCGTATGTAGGTGTAGTGGAGTCCAACTCATTTTTTATTATCTTCTGCTAATCTTCCGCCGCCATCTCCATAAGTGGCGATCTTTTCAATTTTTCCAAACTTTTCAACAACTTCGACAATACCTCGACCTTTTATCTGGTCTCTGATGTATTGACAAACACTTTTTTCAGCACCTTCTTTGTAGGGCTGACTGAACTTACATAACTTCTGGCATTTCCAATGCTTGTTTTCATTAGATAGGAGTTTTGGTTGTTCTATGTCTCTTATCTGCTCAAACTTCTTTCTGAGTATCTGTTCGGCTTTTTCATAATCTTCTTCATCAAACACCATTGAGAATAGTCCGCCGTCATTGATGTAATAAATGCTGACTGAGAATTCCTTGTCTGGATACATATTCTTTAGGGCGTAATAGTAAAGAAGTAATTGTGTGTCCTTCTGTAGTTTTTCGTGAGTCTTCTCTTCTCCTGTTGCCCAGTTTATTCTTTTTCCAGTTTTGTAATCTAGTATTTCGTAGTATCCGTCACCATGTTCTAGGATGAGGTCAACAGTGCCTTTTATTGATAAGTATCCTTCTATTGTTTGCCCTTCAAATTCATACTTGTATTTTGCCCAAGGTTTTTTTATCTCTATGTCAAAAAATAACTCAGTCGCAAATACGTTTTGGTTTCTAGGATCTAACAATCCATCTTGATAAGCTACAGCTTTTTCTGCCCAGCGAAGACATTGCCTTTTTTCTTTCTCTCCAAGATTGACTTCTGGGAAAGCGTTTGTGTAATAATCGAAAGCTATATTGTTCAAAAGCTCAAGATTGTCACACTCTTCTAATGTCAGGTTCCTGCCAGTCTCTTCGTCTTCTACAATATCAAGACCTTTATTCATTGCGACTTTCTTGTCTCCAAGAGTCTGCATGACTTTATGGGTAATAGTACCCATCAAGGCTTTTGCGTTGGTTTTGTCTTTGAAGGAGAGGTTGTATTGCAAAAAATATTTTTGCTGGCAAAACTCTAGCGTTCCAAGACTACTGCTCCTGTGGTAGCAAACTATCATCTAACTCATCTATTTCTGATATGGGCAGGTTGTACATATCTACATGTGTTTTAAAACCATTTCGTTTATCAATATCTCCAGCCCTCCAAATTTTGGCTCTAGCAAAATAATCTTCAGGCTCTGCCTGCCCTACTATCCAAATGTTTTTGATGCCATAGTAAGCGCGCTTACCTTTGACCATCTTCATATCTTCAAATTCAATGCTTACAAAAATGTAGAGATCGGGTCTTTGATGCGCACTTGTTTTAGCAACTGATACATCATAGTAATCTCTCGGTTCAACTGTTCTTCTTTTAGTCTTTATTTCTATCCTGCGCTCATCGTTAGACCATATATCATAATCATATTTGTCATTACCATCATTGCAGCTAATTATTTCGGCCTTTATGTAAGCAGCTACAGCTTCTTCTCCTAGATAGCCTGCCGCATTACCGCCACCTTTTAGGATAGAGTTATTTATCTTTCCAAGTTGATTGGCTTTTTTTCTTGCACGAGTGACCATTCCGTCATCCCATGGAATACTTATAAACTTTTTGTTTGTAGCCATCCCCACTCCTTTAGGACATCTAGCAGTTTCATGTTGGTTTCATCAATAGTCATGTCATGGTTTTTGATGTAATAATCAAAACCTTTGTAGGTATCCAAAGCGACTTCGCTAGGATGACCATCTTCGTGAGGTTTTCTATCAAGCCTTATTACTTTACCTCCAGCTTCTTGTATTGCTTTGACTTCATTAGGAAATCTAACATCTGGAACAATAGCCATTTCTGTTCCGCTTTGTAGTATTCTTTTTATGCAGCTATCAACCCAGATGCTGTCTTTAATTCTTCTGCAAACGTCTGTTCCAAAATATTGCAAGAATTCTCTAGCTGACATGAATCCAGTTCTGTTTCCAATCAACGGCATATTTTCCCATTTAATGTTGATGGGTGTATTCTTTTGTTCGTCAGTTCCAAAGCACTGTTCTTCAGTTAGGCCAAATAACTGCATTGAGATAGCCTTTAATGGGTCTGCGAAACTGAATGACTGCACGAAAGGCCATATTTTAGTTGATGCATATTCAATAAACTCAGCATCTCTACGTTCAATGTCTAGTATGCCTAAGCCTTTAGTCTCTTCTCCCTTATCATCCATATAGATAGCATTGATGATTAAATTCCCATCCGTATCCATTAAGAATTTTTCTATTGAATCAAAAAGTCTCATTTGATAGCCATGAAGAAACTTGCAGCAAGTAGTCTTGCCGCTTTGCTTGGCTCCAGAAAATCCAATTATTCTAGTCATTGTATAGACCCTCAATTTGTGGTTTTATGATTTTATTTATTTCGGACACAGAAAGTTCGCCAACGTCTTTGGCTGGTAAGTCAACTTCTACTATATTAAACATCCTACCACACTTCTTCTTAATTGACTCTCTTGCTTTGATGCCAGCTTGATCGTTGTCTGTCAGAGGAATGATAGTAAGGGCAGAAGACGTTTCTAGTATTCTCATTTGGGCATCGGATAAACTCGCACCAAAGATACCAACTACGTTTTTTATACCAGCTTCCCAAAGCCTCCAAACATCTCCCTGTCCTTCAACTAGTATGGCTGACTTAGTTTTGTTTATAAAAGGCTTTGACAACCAATAGCCATAAAGCCAGACTCCTGTATAAAAACCTTCTGAGTTGACCCACTTCCTTCCCTGATAATTTTCATGCTGTGTTCTACCAAGATGGCCGACCATACACTCAAAGTCATCATCATAGACAGGAACAATAACCCTATCTCTCATGGAAGGATTCTTAGCTCTTGGGCAAGTGCCTACATCAAACTGGTCTAAAACTTCAGCTGTGTATCCTCTTTTAATATAATACTCTGGCGGTATGACTAATGAAGACCTGACTTTTTCTCTTGCAACACCACCATCTATGTTCCTTTGTCTTTTTTGGTGTTCTCTTTCTACTTTTGAATCACATGTGTCAAACTCAAAGCCTTCTGATTCTTTTGCTAAAGTTTCTAGGTCTGTTTCAGTCAGCTTTATTGTGTACTCAATGGCTTCTTGAAAGTTTACTTCTCGGTCTTCTCTTATTGACATCAACGCTCTTATAAGACCTATCGGTGTGTTTATATGCTCTTCGTGACAATGATTAGTCCAACATGCCCAATTCCCAAAGTACGTACTGGATTCATCAGTGTTCATGGAAAAACCAGTTGGATTGTCTCCGCCATGTATTGGACAGGGGCAAAACACGTTGTCGCCACAATCATTTGATCTATAACCAAAATGAAAAAGTATAAAAGAAATTCTTTTTGCGGCTTTGTCTGAAAGCTTTTTTAGTTCTTTTGCCGAGAGCTTTGTTTTAGAAAGGCTTGTCTTCATCAATTTCCTCCTCAACTACAAAGCCTTCTTCTTTATCGCTAACTTCGTTTTCAAATCCTTCTTTTTGTTTTTTATTAGCTAGGATGTACTCTGACTTTGTGAACCCTTCGTCTATTCTTCCAAAAGCACCATTGAGGCTCATGTTAATATAATCAAAGTCGTCTGCTAGACCGCCTCCATGACGAGCTATTAGTGGAACCAATTTTCTATTTCCGCTTTCTCCAGCGTCTTCTGCTAACTCTTCTTCTGACTTCTTTTTGAAGATAGTTAGGCTGCTGCAAAACCAAGACAGTCTGTCAGACCCACTAATGACATCTTCTGACTCACGAGTAATTCCATCTCTGTTCAACTGCACAAACGATAAGCATGGAACTTTTTCTTTAATAGTAAAATTCACGAGTTGTTGCATCTGGTATCCGAGAGCCTGAAACTCTTTCATGTCATTCATTTGTGCAGAGCTTGTAAGTTTGAGGTAGTCATAAATTACTAAACATGGATTGGTATTGCCGTTTTCGTCATAACCAACTTCTCTTCTTAACCACCTTCTCATGATAGAGAGCGTTTCATCAAAGCTCGTTCCAGCTATTGTGACGTATTTGTAAGGAAGCTCTTTTAATTTTTCTACGCCTTGTTTTATTCTTTCTTGTAGACCACTAGACTTTCCAAATTGACCAGTGGATATATCATTGATTTCTATATCAGACATGTTTGCTAGTAGTCGATGAATATGATCTTCTCTAGACATTTCTGTGTCTAACATTAAGACTGGTATTCCAAGATTTCCGGCAACATGCAAGGCTACACTATCTGCAAACAAACTCTTACCAGCTTTAGCTCTGGCCGCAATTAGATCAACATTCCCTCTTCTTAAACCTCCACCAATAGCTTTATCGAAGCGTGGAAATCCTGTACTCAAACCCATCATCTCTTTGGGGTTATCAATCAAGCTCTGGATGTAGTCGTCAATGTCTTCTCCAATGTCGGTGGGTTCATTCTCTGCTTGACCATGAAAATCATCAATGAGGTTAAACACAGCCGCTTCAGCTACACTAACTATTCCAGTCGGTGTACTGTCAGCAATGTTAATATCCCTGATGTTTGACTTTATTTGAGTTGCTTTCCTGTCTACTTCTCTAGCTATCGCATACTTAATTAAAATTTTTGCATGTTCCTTAACATTGCTTAACTCTACGTTTATGGACTGAAGAGTTTTGTAATAGTCTTTAGGGACACGCTTCATAAAAACTGAGTCTAAGTCTATTGATTTTGCTGCCGCATAAAGGCTAGACAAATCAACTGTATCCGAAGTCTCAAATAGTTTTGCAAGACAACTCCAAATTATTGTGTTTTCTTCTAGCGTAAACGATCCTTCGTTTAGCTTTCCATCAATATCAATAAAAGCATTTTTTCCATGCCGTATCAAACCAGCAAGCACGGCTCTTTCTGAAACAACATCACTAAGTTCTTTTTTCATTTAATCTGCTTAACCTAAACATTCACTGCAACGATGATAAGTACCTACTTTGTATCTAGGATTAATTTCTTCTTTTTTTCCACAATTATGGCAAGTAACTTCAACCATCTTCACAGGAGATCTTCTAGGAGTTAGAGGAACATCGGGAGTTTCAAACTCAGCACCCTTTGCTTCTGTTCCATTATCAACAAATTTATTTTCCCCAACCTGTATTGATTGTCTTCTTCCATACTTTGTTTGTTGTTCTTCTCTTGGTTTTACTGAGAAGTCTAAGTCCGACGACCGCACCTGCACTGGTGGCTGTTCGGTTTCTGCGTATGGTTGACTTCTAGGTGCTTCTGGCATTTCTGCGATTGGTTCTTCGCCTCCGATTGAGATGCTTTCTCCCGTGAGGGCATTATAACCTTGAGCAATTTCTTTAAGATCATTGTTAAGTAATCCGTTCTTTATCATTTCTAATGGTGACATAATTAACCTCTACTCTGCTTTCTTCTGCTAAGTTCGAGTAACGTATCTGCTTGTTTTCTGATGTCTCTAATTATTTCTGAAGAAGAAGTCACATTTCCATCTATGACCCTCTTGACTCTCCAAACCTTTTGCACGAAGTCGTCTTCTCTTATTACAGAGTTAACCTTAACTTCCCATTTAGTGTATTTATCGAACTGGTTTGAAACCTTTGAGACTGCATAGTTTATAAATTCTTCACACCACTTAGCTCTAGCTAATTCTTTGTTGTGCTTTTTCTGCAAAAAGTTGCAATAGTTGTATATTGCATAAGCTTTTTCACAACACTCTTCTGGTGTTAGAGACTTAAGTTCAAAGCTAGTTAGTGACAGAACTTTTTCTATTTCTGGATTTGGATCAACATGAATAATGTCAGACATGTAATTGTCTAACTTATCCATGAACTCATCTAGCTTATCTATTGATAATAGATTGTTTCCACTCATCTTCAGTACCTGAATAGCTTAATATAATCAAATCTATGTTATTGTTTTCTAACCAATTTGCCTTGTCACGATCTCTGGCCTTAGACTTCCTAAAGCCC